GAGCGTCTGCTGGCTCAGAAACAACGTCGGGGGTACGAATAATGTTTGCGGTACTGGGTGATATTGAGTTTGAACTGATTACCTACTGGGACGGCTTTGAGGCCACTTTCGGTGTCGATTATGCGGAACATGCCCGCATAGAGGGTAAGCCCGGCCTGCAGTTCGTCGGCGACAAGCTGGACGAAATCCAGATAAGCCTGGTCTTCCATCAGCATTATTGTGTGCCCGACGTGGAGCTGGCGAGACTGAGAACGGCCATGAAAGCCCATCAGGCGCTGGCACTGGTTTTCGGCAACGGTGACTATCGCGGCTGGTTTGTGATTACCGACGTGACCGCGACCAGCGAGCAGACCGACAGCACAGGCAACGTGCTGGCCGTCAATGCCACCGCATCTCTCCGGGAGTACATCGGCGACCCGAAGAACCCGCTACAGCCTCCTGCGATACGCACGCAGGTTCCCGGCGTCGGGGCGGTCTCCGGTGCCGTACCTTCTCCCTCCGGGGTGGCGCAGTACGTTCGCGACGGCGTCAACTATGCCAAACAGGCGCAGTCTGTTCTCCAGACCACCATCAGCGCCGTTCGGGTGGCGCAGAAAATGAAGGATAACCCCGCCGTTGCACTGACCCGCGTACCGGGGCTGATGAGCGGGCTGGGCAATGTATCCGGGGCGTTAGGCCAGAGCGTTCCGGCGTTTAATGCACTCTCTGAATCCATGCCTGATGCCATCAGTCTGGCCAGAGCCACCAGTGATGCGGCCACGTATGTACAACAGGCACAGTCTTCGCTGAGCGGCGTGGACGGCAGCAATATCGCAGCGGCACTTGATGCCGTTTCCGGGCAGCTTAACTCCGCCAGCACCACCTTCACCCGTATGTCGCCGGGGTTAAGCACCATGGCAGCCAAAATTCTGGCGAGGAGTGTGTGATGTTTCTTGAGCATGTCACCCGTGACGGAGAGCGCTGGGACTCTCTCTCATGGCAGTACTACGGCGACCCGCTGGGCTATCCCCGGATAATTGCCGCCAATCCGCACGTGGCCATCACGCCGGTGCTGCCCTCCGGGCTGTTGTTACTGATTCCGGTTATCGAGGCTGAAGAAGCCACCACAGAAGAGGATATTGCCCCATGGCTGAGATAAACAGCACTGCACAGGCCGCATCAGCGTTAACCGGCGTCAGCGATGTTCTGAGTCCGGTGTTCACTCTGTGGTATCTGCAGAAGAACATCACCACCGATATCGCCCCCTATGTCACCCGCGTCACCTACAGCGATAACATCAAAAGCGAGTCCGATACCATTGAGGTGGAGCTGGACGACACCGATGGCCGCTGGCTGGATAAGTGGTATCCGGGCAAGGGTGACACGCTGACGCTGAAAATGGGTTATCAGGGCGAGAAGCTGCTGTCCTGCGGTACGTTCTCTATAGACGAGATCGAGGTAAGTTCGCCCGCGTCCGTTGTCGCTATCCGGGGCGTGGCCACGTCGGTCAACAACGCCCTGCGGACAAAATCCAGTCGTGGTTTCGAGAGCACCACGCTGGCGGCCATCGCCGGACGGATTGCCAAAAAGCATCAGCTGAAGCTGGTTGGCAGTATTGAGTCCATCAAAATTGACCGGGTGACCCAGTATGCAGAAACGGACGTGGGCTTCCTGCGCCGACTGGCCAGCGAGTATGGTTATGCCGTAAAAGTTGTCAGCGACCAGCTGATTTTCTCTCATCTGGCCACGCTGCGTGGTCAGGAGCCGGTAAAACAGTTGAAGCCGCAGGATGTGGCCCGCTTTTCCCTGCGTGACACCATCAACCGCGTCTACAAATCAGCAAAGGTAAAACACCAGAAGAGCAGCGATAAAAAGCTGATCGTTTATGAAGCTGATGGCGGTACCAGCGAAAGCGAAAAACAAACCAAAGGCGGTAAGGTCACCAGTGCCGACTCACTGAAGGTCAACAGCCGCGTCAGTGACCCGGACAGCGCCCGGATTAAAGCAGATTCGGCGCTGGCCAGACATAACGAATACCAGCAGAACGGCTCCCTGACGCTGATGGGGACGCCCCAGTTGACTGCAGGCAACAAAATTGAACTGGTGGGCTTTGGTCAGTTATCCGGGCCATGGCTGATAACCACTGCCCGCCATGCGTTTGACCGTAACAGCGGCTACATCACCGAACTGGAAGTGGCACGAGGGCCGGTCACGCAAGGCAAGGCGAAGAAAGGTAAAAAGACCGGCAAAACCCAGACGCTGACCGTTTATAAACCGGACGGCAGTACATCCACGGTAATAAAGGAGAAGAAATAATGGCAGGTGTCACCCGTCAGGTCGGTACGGTCAGCGCCGTCGATGCCGACAAGGTTCAGGCCCGCGTTCGTCTGCCTGAGTGCGATAACCTGCGCACTAACTGGCTTAACGTGCTGCAGCGCAATACCCAGGATAACAAGGATTACTGGCTCCCTGACGTGGGGGAGCAGGTTGAGGTGCTGCTCGATGCCAACGGCGAGGATGGTGTCATTCTGGGCGCGGTGTACTCAGAAGTTGATAAACCGCCGTTCAGCGACAAAAACGTCCGGGGCACGAAATACGCGGATGGCGCAGAATTCAGCTATAACCGTGCGACCCATACGCTGACGGTCAAAGGCGGTATCGAGCATGTGGTGATCGAGGTTGCGGTGGGTATCAGCCTGAAGGGGAAAACCATTGATTTGACCGCTGATACCACCACGGTGAACGGTAACCTTGAAATCAACGGCAATGCCCACTCCACAGGCAGCATGCTGTCTGACGGCCAGAACTCCAATCATCATTCCCACTGACCTTCTTAAACGCCTTTAATATCGGCGTTCCCGCACAGGGGCAATACTGCCCCCATGAAAACAACCTCAGTATTCTGGCAACCGGCCCTGCAGGCCCCCGGCGAAATCGTCCGGGGGCTGGATGATATCTGGCAGGCCATTCAAATCATCCTGCGAACTCCTCGCGGCAGCGACCCGCATCGCCCGGAGTTCGGCAGCAACCTGCATCTTTATATCGACTGGCCTATCGACCGGGCCATTCCGCATGTGGTGCGCGAATCCGTCGATGCCATCCGCCGCTGGGAGCCTCGCTGCCAGCTGATGTCGGTTAAACCCGCCGTCGACGGTGAACATCTTACGCTCCGGGTGAGCTGGAAAGGCTCTGATGGACAGACCCGGACTCAGGAGCTGCTATGGCGCTGACAGAACCCGATTTTATTGAACGCGATGCCGACAAAATCACGGCTGAAATGATTGCGCAGTACGAAGCTGCAACCGAAAAAACGCTGTACCCCGCTCAGGCTGAGCGCCTGCTGATTGACCTGTGGGCATACCGTGAAATGCTGGTCAGGGTGGCGGCGCAGGAAGCGGCTAAACAGAATCTGGTCGCCTTTGCCCGTGAGCCGATGATTGATTACCTCGGTGAACTGGTCGGTGTATACCGTCTTGCCGCGCAGCCTGCCATCACCACGCTCCAGTTCTCCGTGGATGAGGCGCTGGCCATTGATGTGCTGATCCCGGCAGGCACCCGCGTCAGCGCTTCCGACAGCATTATTTTTGCCACCGATACGGACGTGGTGCTGAAAGCCGGATTGCTGCTGGTCAATACCACCGCCACCTGTACCGAGCCAGGAGCCGCTGGCAACGGATGGCAACCTGCGCAGGTCAGTCAGTTGCTCGATGAGATTGATAACGTCGACCTGCAGGTTACCAATCTGGCGGCCAGTTCTGGCGGTTCTGAGCAGGAAGACAATGACAGGCTCCGGGAACGGATCAAACTGGCCCCGGAGTCTTTCACAAATGCCGGAAGCCGTATGGCATACCGCTTTCATGCCATGCAGGCCCATCCCAACATCGTTGACGTTGCCGTGCTCTCTCCGGTTCCTGGCACCGTAGAGCTGTACCCACTGCTCAGTACCGGCCTGCCGGACGACAGCATCCTCACTCTGGTAGAGAGCTTCTGCTCAGACGAAAAAGTCAGGCCGCTCACTGATACCGTGCGGGCTAAAACGCCCGTGCAGGTGGATTACACCATAGATGCCCAGATCACCATCTACCGCAATCAGGATGCCAACTCGGTAAAAGACGAGGCAAACAACGCCATCCAGAACTGGGTCGCAGCCCGAAGAACCAAGCTGGGCGTGGATATCGTCCCCGGACAAATTAACGCGGTGTTGACTGTCAGCGGCGTTTACCAGGTTGAACTACCCGGCCTTGAACTTGTTGTTCTTGCAGAGAATGAGTGGGCTAATTGTACCGCCATCAACGTAACTATCACGGGAGTTGTCGATGGCTGAGACGCTAAAACTCCCGCCAGCACTTGAGGGTGATATCAGCTTCAGGGCACTGGGCAATTTGGCCGGAAGACTGGACAGCATCGACCTGAGCGTGTTGATGGTCTACCTCGTCGATATTGTCGACAGCTCTGCGCTGCCATGGCTGGGCGAGCAGTTCTCGCTGTTCGGTGACGGCTGGGAACTGGCGGAGTCAGACGATGTACGTCGCACGCTCATCAAATCCGCCATCGAGTTGCACCGCTACAAAGGGACGCCGTGGTCAATCCGGGAAATTATCCGCCGTTTTGGCTTCGGTGAGGTGGATCTGATTGAAGGCACTGGCCAGATCGGATACGACGGCAAACACAGTTATAACGGGCTTTTTGTCCACGGCGATGCGGAAGCCTGGGCGGTCTATCGCGTCATCCTTAAACAGCCCATCACTAACGATCAGGCAGCACTGTTACGTCAGACGCTCGCTGCCTTTGCTCCGGCCCGCTGCCATCTGGCGAGTCTGGAGTATCAGTCTGTCGCCATTCGCTACAACAACACCGTCAACTATGACGGCAGCTATAACCACGGGAGCAGTTAATTATGGCAAACCTACCTGAAACCCCGCAGTGGGAAGACGGCATCTACCAGATTGAGGTCTCCGACCCCGTACTGGGCGGGCCTGACGGAATTTCTAACCGTCAGGCTAAACAGCTGGCCAGCCGTACTTCATACCTGAAACAACAGGTTGAAAAAGGCGGTTCAGATCTCGCGAAACACATCGCAGCGGCCGACCCGCATACCCAGTACGCGACGAAGGCCAGCCCAACATTCACGGGTACGCCAACGGCCCCCACGCCTGCAGCTAATGACAATAGCAAAAAGCTGGTGACGACAGAATTTGTGGCGAGGGCGATTGCTGCGCTTGCAGGTACAGTCCCAGAAACACTGGATACGCTGAAAGAGCTGGCTGATGCCCTTGGCAACGATCCAAACTTTGCGACCACAGTGCTGAACAAGCTGGCGGAGAAACTGGCCAAAGACCAGAACGGTGCGGATATTCCCGATAAGGCAGCCTTTCTTCAAAACCTTGGTTTGGGAGAAGGCTCAGCGTTACCCGTTGGTGTACCTGTTCCGTGGCCTTCAGCCACTCCGCCAACAGGATGGATGAAATGCAACGGTTCCACGTTTAACCTGACCAGTTTCCCGGAACTGGCTGCTGTGTTCCCTTCTGGTAAACTTCCAGATCTGCGCGGTGAATTCATTCGTGGCTGGGATGACGGGCGCGGTATTGACGCGGGGCGCGAAATTCTGTCTGCTCAGGGGGATGCTATTCGCAATATAACCGGCACATTTGGCGATGGAGAAACCGCAGTTAATGCGTCTATTAGCTTTTATAGTGCGGATGGTGTTTTTGCAACTCAGAAAAAAATTCGTAATACGATAGGTAACACCACAATCATTGCGGATACCCCAAACAATCCTTATTTAATCAATTTTGATGCTTCAAGAGTAGTGCCAACTGCCTCAGAGAACAGACCAAGAAACATTGCATTTAACTACATTGTAAGGGCAGCATGATGACCACAAAAAAAATCACTTTGGATGAAAACGGATTTGCCACAGAGGCTGGTTTCATTACCGTTTACAACTACAACGGAGAAACGCGGGAGTTTATTTCTTCATCAGTTGAATATTTGCCCTTCGGTGTTGGTGTTCCTGCTCATTCATGCGTTGATGCGCCAGGCAGCAAAAAAGACGGTTTCGCAATCCGCCGCAACGCTGATTTAACTAGTTGGGAATACGTTGCAGACCATCGCGGCGAAATTGTATATAGCACTAAAACAGGAGAATCAAAAGAAATCACAGTTCTGGGGGATTACCCCGAAAATACAACCACTATCGCCCCGTTAACGCCATTCGATAAATGGGATGGTGAGAAATGGGTGACGGATACCGATGCACAGCATAGCGCCGCAGTAGATGCAGCAGAAGCACAACGCCAGTCGCTGATTGATACTGCAATGGCTTCCATCAGTCTGATTCAACTGAAATTACGGGCCGGACGGAATCTGACGCAGGCAGAAACCAGCCGACTTAACACGGTGCTGGATTACATTGACGCGGTGACGGCAACAGATACCAGCACCGCGCCGGATGTCATCTGGCCTGAACTGCCGGAGGAGTAGGCCATTCAATATCTGGTGCACTGGAAGTATCGACCAGCTCCAGTGCGTCCAGATAATCCAGCCACAAATTATATTGCGCCAGTTCCTCACCTTTCAGACGACCAATAGCCGCTTTACCAACCCATTGTCTACTGTTCATATAATCGTTGGCCTGATTAATCAATTGCTGCTTTTTAGTTTCGGCTGATGCAATTTGTTCTTCACGTGTTGGTGGAGGAATATCTGCCCATGCAGGCAGTCCATCTTCTCCAACACATCTGTATTTTCCTTCTGGTGGTGTGTCATAGAAATATTCCCTGAAAATTACTTCGTCTATATCAACACCTTTTTCTTCAGGCCATTCACCTTTTTCAACATAAAGAGACTGAAGTTCGTAAGGATATGCCAGGTTGTTTACGTACAGATATTTCATCATTACCAGCCCTTAGCGAAAAACGCACCACCTTCAAGACCATAATTGCAGTGAGCTATGAAGCCGGTAGTGCTCCAGTTGGTCGCCCCCCACATATTCCCGCCCCCGAAACCACCATCGCACACAATTACAATGCCCGGTGTCTGTGTAAATGGAATCGGGAATGAAACATTGGCGGATACAGGCCCGTGTTCACCAGGAAAACTAATTCGTCCCCACTGTTCAATTGAACCATCTGGCATTTTTCGCCAGCCTGAACCTGATGCATATGATGACATATCAGGTATCTGATTTTCCCCTGTTCCCACATTCCGTTTTGCCGCTTCTCCCAAACCAAGGTTTTTGGAAAAGCGGTTACACATAGCGAAATCTGTAAAAATCCTCCCACCGCGACATAGAGGAGGAGAATTGATGGCAGTCATTGGTTATATCCGCGTATCAACAATCGACCAGAACAGCGATTTACAGCGTAATGCACTCACAAGCGCAAACTGTGACCGCATTTTTGAAGACCGTATGAGCGGAAAAGTTGCCCGCCGCCCCGGTCTGAAACGCGCTTTAAAGTGCGTTAATAGCGGAGACACCTTGGTCGTGTGGAAACTGGACAGGCTGGGGCGCAGCGTTAAGAACCTGATCGCACTGATATCAGAGTTACATGAACGCGGTGCCCACTTCCGCTCTTTAACAGACAGTATTGATACCAGCACTGCCATGGGGCGTTTCTTTTTCCATGTGATGTCGGCACTGGCGGAAATGGAACGTGAGTTGATCGTCGAACGAACACTGGCCGGGTTGGCAGCAGCCAGAGCACAGGGACGCATAGGTGGAAGGCCCAACGCATTAAAGCCTCATGAGCGAGAACAGATTGGGCGGCTATTGGCTAAGGGGCATACCCGCCAGCAACTGGCCATTATCTACGGGGTGGGGTTATCGACGCTCTACCGGTATTTTCCGGTAGATAGTCAGAGGAAGGATGACGCGGTAGGATTGTAATTCTTTTTCAAATATTGAAACGCCGCAGCGGTGCCATTTATCTCACGGAAATGGGCGCATTTATCGCGCGGCGCATCAAATAACAGATCGCCGGAACAATCGTGAATAGCGCAATAATGATGCTAATCGTGGCGCTGTTCTGCGCTTTTTCTGCCGCATCATATCCGCCATAAGCCAGCATCCAGCCGATAAGAGCGCCGCCGAAGGCCAACCCCAGTTTGAGCACAAACAGCGTGCCAGCAAAACTGATCCCGGTCAGGCGTTTACCATTGCACCACTCGCCGTAGTCGACGGTATCGGACATCATTACCCACTGGATAGGTGTCACCAGTTGATGCAACACACCAATCACGAAGATGAAGACAAACATAGTGATGCTGGCCTGCATGGGAACAAAGAACATCGCGAGGCTAATCACTGCCAGCAGGGCGTTCGTCCACCAGAAGATAGTGACTTTACATTTCCAGTCGGTCAGAGGTTTTGCCAGTGCGGAACCAATCAGGTTACCCACGCAATAAGTGGTGAGAAAAGCGACAAACACTTCCGGCGTGCCCAAAATCCATGTGACGTAATACATCATCGCCCCACCGCGTACGCACACCGCCAGGATATTGAAAATGGTTAGTAAACCGACAATCCGCCACTGGTCGTTTTGCCAGATATCACGTAAATCTTCCCGCATAGACGTTGTTGTAGGTGGTGCTTCAACGCGTTCTTTAGTGGTGAAGAAACAAAATGCCAGCATCATGAATGCCACCACGGAAAGGACCGCGATACCGCCCTGGAAACCGAGTGGTTTATTATCACCGCCAATTAAATTAACCAGTGGCATCATCAGAACAGTAGAAAGCATGCCTCCCGCGGTCGCCAGCACAAAACGCCAGGATTGCAGCGAGATACGCTGAGTCGGGTCATTGGTGATTACACCACCCAATGCGCAGTAAGGGATATTGACGACGGTATAAAGTAAGGTAAGTAGGGTGTAAGTAATTGCTGCATAGATCATTTTGCCGTTCATACTGAGATCTGGCGTGCTATAGGCCAGTACACAGACGATCCCGAATGGCAGTGCGCCAAACAGTACCCACGGACGAAATTTACCCCAGCGAGAGCGCGTTCGATCGGCCAACAACCCCATGCAAGGATCGGAAATCGCATCCAGTGCACGAGCGACCAAAAACATGGTTCCGACAAATCCGGCAGGAATGCCAAAAATATCGGTATAAAAGAACATCATATATAACATTACGTTATCGAAAATAATGTGGCTGGCGGCGTCTCCCATGCCATAACCAATTTTCTCTTTAACGGACAACACTTCACTCTTCATCTGCTTTTCCTTGATGCTATAGGGGTGCTGAGACCGATAACGCATTTTGTAAACCATCCCTGTGAGAGCGAATATTCCGATATCTGGTTATTAATTTATGATTCTTGTTTTATGTGATCGTGGTAGCGTTAATTCCGCTCATATATCATTGTAAAATATGGGTTTTATATGAACTATAATGCTTTCGTGATAATACGCTGCGTGTATTAGGCGGAAAAAACTGATCTGGGGGATGTAGAAACTCAAGGAAGTAGCTATAATGCGCCCCGCCTCCATGTAGCAATCGAGGCGCGGAAGATCGTCGTCTCCGGTGAGGCGGCTGGACTTCAAATCCAGTTGGGGCCGCCAGCGGTC